CATCCCGTCGGACTCGATCCGCCCGACCAGGCCCACCTCATTGGTCGCCAGGAACAGCTCTTCGGCGCGCTGCATCTCCATCTGCAACGAATCCGCGATCCAGTAGTGGGAGAAGTCGCCCAGGATGCCCACGTACTGCGCCGAGGTGAAAGTGTTGGGCGCATACTCGCTCATAAACGCGGGCAAGCCCAGCACGCGATCCGGATCGCCGACGCGCACGCTTTCCCGCCAGATATACTGGCCGTCGCCGTCCTTGAGCTTGGCGATCTGCTTCATCGCGTCGCGGTGGAAGAGCCAGCGGGCGCGCGCCCAGTACTGCTGTTTGAGGCTGTATTTGCACTCGATCAACCCATCGAATTGGATGCTCGTGTTTGTGTTACCCGCGCTCACATCCCGGTCGGTGTTGATGCCGTTCGCGCTCGCAGTAAACACGCCCAGCGGCTGATCCGCCCCGCTCCCCAGCAGACAGTTGTACTCAAACACCACCGCGAACTTGTACGCGAGTCGGCTGATCGCCAGCGTCTCGGCCCCCGGCGCCAACCGCAGCAACTTGCGCGACAGCTTGATGTACTTCGCCAGCGGGTGCGGCGTCAACTCGCGTTTGCCGATGCGCATCGACGTATCTGCTGTGCCGATGCTTAACTCGCTCGTCCACGTGGGGTCGGCTGGATCCGCATCCAGCGACGGCGCGCCCAACGACTGCGCCCCTACCACGGGGAACACACTCGCCCACTGGCGCATATAGACCAGGTTGTCAATCGCCTGGATCAACCGGTCGGTCATCTGCACTGGCATTACCAAATAGCCGCCCAGCGTGTCGCTGTCGGCCTGCATCCCGCGTAGCTCCGTTGTGCTGCGCGTCCCGCGCAACCAGCCCCGGAAGGTGTTGCGGTATTCCGGCGCAGCGAACGGCGTCAACGGACCCAGGTCCAGATCATCGGGCGGGATATCGCGCAACGCGCGCGCGTGGAACTCGAGGCCCCCGCTGTTCCCGCGTATCTCCGTGGGCTGGGTATCGTTCGCTGGCTGCGCCAGGTCCGCTTCCAACTGCTCATGCTGCAACTGCCGCTCGGCCCGCGCGCTTAGCATATTAGCCTCGCTCAACAGTCCGTCATACTGCTGCGTCTCGTCCGCGTTGAGGTCGCGGTCTTCCTGCTCCGCCCTATCCACCAGGTCGCGCGCCTGCTTAATCAGTCCCGCGCGCTTCTCCAAAAGCTCTCGAATTTTCTTTGCCACTGTCGGTCTCCTATACACTCAGCAAGTCTAAAATTTTCTTACGGCGTGCCCGGCGCGCCCGCGCGCCCACACTCGCGTCATGCTCGCCCGGCGCCTGCCGGGCGGTATGCTCATCCACCCACGCCCGTACCGCCAGCGACGTGCTCGGATACGCCGGGAACGTCACCGGCGACACGTCGTGCAGTTCCACTTCGAGCAGCGTGCGCTGCGCGGGCTGCACATTCCAGTCCCACTGCTCCCCGCCCTTGCATACCGTGAATCCAAATGAGGCTTGATCCACATCGCCACGCCGGATCGACGCGACGGCGTCGCGCGCCCACGTCGTCTCTGGTGGGGTGATCTCGGCCCACAGTCCCGTTGCGTCTTCGCGCAACGTCAGCGTACCGTTCCGCGTGCGGCCCAGTACATAGTCGGGATTATGCTGCCACAACGCGTGGATGTCCGCTTCCTGGATCGTGCGCGCGAACGCGCCGGGGCTGATCTGCTCCACGAAACCGCCCAAGTCTACGCTCCACCGATTGAACGTGGCGATATAGCCCACGATCTTGGGCGTTTCTCCGTCGTCCGCGCGCAACTGCGTTAAGCCGATTACCCGCCGCTCTAGTGTTTCGTCTGTTGGCATAAGCCCCTCCCTAAACCGCAAACTGCGCCAGCGCGTATACCGCCCGCGCCACCGTCCAGCCTGAGCGCCCATACATGCCCAACAGCGTCCCGGCCTCGCCCGTCCACGGATCAATGATTTCAACATCGTCGTCGTCCGTCATCCGCAACGCCGTCACGAAATGGCTGTCCAGTCCGCTCGTCTGCGGGTGGAAATCCACCTGGATCACCTGCGGGCATACGGACAAGGCCGCTTGCAAAAGGATAATCTCAGCCGGTATCGTGCGCCACAAATCGTACCGAACAAAGCGCAGTGCTGGAATGACATCCGTGATCTTGCTCCAATAGAGCAGTCCGCCAGATGTAAACCCATTATTAGCATTGAGCGCCTCCACCAGCGTCCCCGGCGTCGTGTCTGGGGCCACCGTCGCAGCTACCATCGCCGCGGCCGTCACCGCGCACCCCGCGCTGCCCATCGTATAGTTGGACTTTCCCAGGCGCACATTCGCCCACCGGGGATCGCGCTGCGAGAATGCTGGGACCGCCCCCACCTCCGGGCGCGCCAACGGCGCATCCAACCCCAACGCCGTCAACTCCGTCGCTGTCAAGGCTGCTTGCGCCTGCACATACACCGGCCGATACACCCACCGCCGCGTCTCTACATCCCATACCACCTCGATATACCCATTCCTGCCATCAAAATCCGCGTGTTGCATTACGTCCCCCTATCCACTTACTACCATGCAATCGCACCCATCATGAATGGGCGCGTGCCGGTGCGCGCTATTCACTGCCAGCGGACGGTCTGCGCCCTCCGGCTGATAGTCCCCGGCCTCAACGAAATACGCGCTGATACTGATCGTCGTGCCATTCAACCCGTCGCAGTACGGGCAGTTCTCCCCGAACGACCGCCACACCAGCCGCTGCCGCCCGGCGATGAGATACAGCCCCACCGCCAGCGCATTGTTAAAACGCACGCTCTCCCACCGCGCCGTCTCTGCCGCGCGCTGCTCCGGCCATGTCTCCACCTCGCCCTCGATGGCCGGGAGCGCGTCCTCGGCGGCGTCCAACGCTTCCCGCGCCGCCGTGCGGATGCGCGCCTCGCTAATCCCGCAGTGCCGCGCCGCAAACGCATCCAGGTGCGCCGTCACCCAGTCGCGCGTCTGTGGATCGTCCCACAACTGCGCCCCAATCTCATCGGCTACGGCCCCCGCTACCAGCTCCCCATAACTCTGCGACACCGGCGTAAACTGCCGGATCACAAACGCAACATGCTCGCGGTAGAACTGCGTCAGCCACACGCTAAAGGAGCTATAGTCCCCCTGGGCGAGGAACTTGCGCGCTGCCGCGCTAACATCCTGTACCTCGCGCCGCAACGTCCGCGCCGCCACATCCTGATACGTTCCCAGCCACGCGCCCTGTAACCGATGCCGTAACTGCACCGCCTGCGCCGTCCTGGATTCACCCATAGGCTGAATTGCTTCCTGCCTCCTGCTTCCTGCCTCTTGCCGCGTCCCACTCTCCGTCTGGCTAAAATCCAGCCCCACCTGACTAGCCGGGATCATATTCAACGGCACCAGGTAAATCTCGCCCTGTCCATCCGGCAACGGATTCATATTCTCTAACGCGCGGATGTCGTCCGCGCTCAGCCAGCCATTCTGCCGCCCGATGTTGTACGCGGCATAGCGGCTCTGAATATCGCCGCGCAGCAGCCCGGCGACCAGGTGCTCCACAAACAGCGTCTGCCGCTGACTCTCCGTCAGCAAATCACGGCTGATCGCCTGCTCCCACCGCACCAGCCACGGCGTCAGACTGTACGTCACGAACTCCAGGCCCATGTGCTCGATGTTGCTGAACGTCGCGCGCTCCAAATCGCCGACCATGTGCGGCGGCACGCGATACCAGCGGCAGACTTCCTCAACCTGAAAGCGCCTGGTCTGGAGGAACTGCGCATCCTCCAGCGGCATCCCGATCTCCTTGTAACTCAAGCCCTCCTCCAGGATCGCAATGCGGCCCGCGTTATCTAGACCTTGATGCCGCGCCTCCCAGGAAGCCTTGAGCCGCTGATACGCCGTGTCGCCCAGCTTGCCGGGATGTTGCAGTACGCCGCCGGGATTCGCGCCGTTGGCAAAAAACTTGCTCCCAAATTTCTCCGTCGCCAGGCTCATCCCAATCGCTTGGCGCGCCTGGCGGATCGGCGAATATCCCTGCAAGCCATCGAAGCCCAACCCGTGCAGGCGGAACACGCGCTCGGCGGCCAGCGTGCGCTGCGTGCGGCCCTGCGCATCCGGCTGCGCGAGCTGATAATCGAACACCAACTCGCGGCCCACGCGGCGCGGCGTCATCCGGTCGGGGCGCAGCGGCCACAAGGCCAGCACATCCCCCCCGCGCGAAAGCTGAATCTCTGCGTAGGCATTACCCCACGTCAGCACGTGGCCCATCAAGGTGTCGCGCAACTCCACACTCGTCATCTCCGGGTTGGGCAGCGCGTGCAGCACAGTGTACAGCGGGATGTCCGTCGCGCGTTCCTTGCGCCGGTCATCCAACCGCCGGTACGTCAGGAGCGGCAGCGCCGACGCGCCCTCGGCCAGCACGCGCACGCACGCGAACACCGTCGAAACGTTGAGCGCCAACTCCGGCGTCACACTCAGGCCCACGTCCGTCGCCCAGCCGTACCCCTCCGGCAGCCAGTCCCCCGGCGGCGTCTGGCTCACGTGGAAACTGCCGCCCACCGTGGCGCGCCACTCGGCCAGCCGGTACACAATCTGATCCAACCAGTTCACCCTAACTCCTGATTACGCGCGTATTCACTCAAGGCCCAAAATCCCCCGTTCCTCATACACCGATTCCTCTACCGTGTGCCGCGTGGCCCGGTCTAATGCCATAATCAACGCCACCATCCCGTCGATCTTCTCCAGGCTCTTCTCCTTATCCGGCTTGATGTTGCCCGCCGGGTCTGTCCGCGCCACCAGGTTGTCGGCCATCCAGTTAAGCACCGGATTATTGCCGTGCGCGAGCTTATGCCCCAGGATGATTTTTTCCAACTCCTTCATCGGCGGACTCATCGACGCGAACCCCTGGCCGAACTGCACCAGGAAATCCTCGCCGCCCAGCTCTGCCAACTGCGTCTGAATCCGGCTCGCGCCCCAGCGGTCGAATGCGATCTCCGGCAGATCGTAGGCCTGCATATCCTCGTCGATCTGCGCCAGCACATACTCGTAATCGATCACATTGCCGGGCGTCGCCGTGATGTACCCGGCCCGCACCCAGGCATCGTAGGGCACGCGGTCTGTGTGGCTGCGCTCCGTCATCGCCTCCTCCGGGATAAAAAACCGGCAGAGCACCTGATACCGATCCTCATCGGCCTGGGGCGCAAACACCAGCACCAGCGCCGTGATGTCAGTTGTCGAAGACAAGTCCAACCCGGCGTAGGCCGTGCGGCCGCGCAGCCCGGCGGCATCCACCGCCACCCCGCAGGCGTCCCAGTGCTCGCGGCTGATCCACTTCGTCTCACTCTGCGTCCAGATGTTGCAGTGCAACCGCAGAAACGAATTCAACGCGCTGGGCATCTCCCTGGCTCGCGCCGCGAGCCGCCGCATATCCTCGATTTTCTTGGAGACGTGCAGATTGGGATTTGCCTTGATCCACAGCGCCTCGTCAAAGCAATCGTCATCCTCATCCAGCGCGTAGATGATGCCAAACCAGCTATCATCCTCAATCAGTCCGTTGAGTACCTTCAGCGTGTATTCATGCTGCGTCCAGCATAGCGACTGCCGGTCATACCCCGCCGTCGTGATCGCCAACATCAACGCCTGGCGGCGCGCGCCGGTCGCCGTCTCCAACAAATCCCACAAATCGCGCGTCTTGTGCGCGTGTACCTCGTCCACAATCGCCCCGTGCAGGTTCAACCCATCGAGACTATCCGTATCCCGGCCCAACGGCTCAAACTTGCTCGCCGTGTCCTTGATGTGAATGTTATCCCGGTACACCGTCAACCGGCGGCGTAATTGCGGCGAGGCCTTTACCATCCGCGTCGCCTCAGCGTGCGTAATCCGCGCCTGATCGCGCTTCGTCGCCGCGCTGTACACCTCGGCCCCGGCCTCGCCGTCCGCCGTCATCAGGAACAGACCCAGCCCGGCCCCCATCGTCGATTTTCCGTTCTTACGCGCCACTTCCAGGTAGCCCGTGCGGAACCGTCGCGTCCCATCCGCGCGTTTCCACCCAAATAAGTTCCACACAATAAGCTGCTGCCACGGTTCGAGCTTCACCGCCTTCCCGGCCCACTCGCCCTTGCTGTGTTTCAGCAGCCCGAAAAACGCAATCGCAATCTGCGCCGCCTCGCGGTCGAAGTACAACCCGCGCTCCGCCCCGTGATCTATGTCGCGGCGATACCGTTCACACGCGAGCTGCACCGCCCGGCACGCCACCACGCGACCGGTCAGCACATCGTCCACATACCGCTCCGCCGTAAACTCAATCCCCATCTGCTACCTCAACACCATTCCCGATCATCGCAAACAACTCGTCAGCGAGGCTCAACTGCTCCCCATCCCCCTGCACGTGAATGCGCGCCCGGCTACTCGGCGTCAGCCCAAACTCCGTCGCAAACATCCGGTACGCCGCCGCGTTATCCCGAAACACCTGCAACTGCGGCAGCTTGCGCTGCGCGCCGTTGCGGTCCTCAGTCGTCAGGTAATCGACCTCCGCAATCTCATCAATCGCGCGCATCGCCAGCGCGTAGTGTTCCGCCATCAGCGCAAACGCGGGCACATCCACCGAGCGCAGCACTCCGGCCTCGATCACCTGCTCCGCGAGCTTATGCCAGAATTTACGCGCCTCCGCCGTCATCCCCGTGGGTGCGCGCTCACTCGCCGCCTCATATTGCGGCTCATTCGACGGCAGCGGCCTATGCCCGGGGTTGCCCTCGAGTTTTTTCACTGCGGTCGGTTTCGGCTTGCGCCCGCTCATTTTTTCATCTCATTTCGCGTGTGCGAGAAAAAGGCTACCGCGCCGGTCTAGGCGGCTCAGGCGGTAGAGATTTGCTCCCCCCTACCCATCCGCCGCCATCGCGCGCGTTCGTTTTACGACTGTGACATGAATGGCATAACGCCTGCAGGTTGCTTTGGTCATCCGTTCCCCCACGCCGGCGAGGGATGATGTGATCGACGTCAGTTGCGGCGACGACCATGTGAGCGCGCGCGTGGTCGCCGAACGGATCGGCACAGAGGGGCTGCGCGTTGAGGAACATCCGGCGCAGGCGCTGCCAGCGTCCGCCATAGCCACGCTGCGCAGCGGTGGCGCGCCGGTCATCCTCTGGCGGTTTGTGTTCATTACAATAGCGCCCGCGCGAGACCAGGGCGGTGCAGCCGGGATGGGCGCAGGGACGCTTAGCTCTCGTCGGCATCGTGCTCCTCATCCTCTGCACTCGCATTGTCAGAGCGCTCCCACCCGCCGAGGATGCGGGATTGCGCGAGGGCATAGCTCCAACCGCGTGTACCACACCCGGCAGAGGCACGCCCACGGCGCTGCCCAGCGGAGGCTGTCCCGCCTTTCTTACGGCATGGACATCGCCAGCCCGTGTAGGACTGGCCGCAGGTGTGGCAACGCTTAAACCGTTTCCCCATTGTCTCGCCGCCTTTCCACAGGCTCTGGGTAGACCGGCTCCCACACGGGATCGATGCCGGCGACGCGCAATTGGCCTACCAAAACGACGACGCCCAGGCGAAGCGTCTGTATCTCAGCCGCCCGTTGCGCCTCGATTTGTTCGAGCGCCTGCACGCGTTTCTGCAAGCGCGTGTTCTCCTCCTGTAGTGCGTCGAGCGTTGCAGTGAGACGAGACCACTCGGTTGTGGTCGCCAGGACGCCTGCCTCGACGTTCGTTTTACGCGCCTGTGACCGGGCGGCGATCAATGCGCCGAGGCCCTCGCGCCCGATCAGGGC